GAGATCGATGTTGCGTTGGTTTTTCATTATGCGGATCTCGAGCGTCTAAGTCTTGTGCAAGCCGATGGCAACCCGGCGATCGGCGTTGGCGATCGGCTCGTTGCAATTTGGGATCGGCTCGGATCGACCAAGGTTCAAGACGTGCGAACACCGCCGGGCTTGTACGTTGTTGAAGCGACATCGCTGTCATACGGGCTTGATCTTGTCAACCCACAACGCAACCTTTTGCTTGTTACCTTCCAACAACGCGGAATAGAATCGTAAGCAATGGCAGGCGGGAAAATGGGGGCTGGCGGTGTTCAGCTCGTTGGTCCTTGGGATGTTCTCGGCGCGTTTCTTCAAAAGGCTTCTGTGCACGAACGTTGGATCTCAGCTATGGATCGAGCGATCGGGAAAGAAGCGCACCATCTAGCGAACGAGATCCGTAATAGCTTCAATAACCAGGGAAGCGCGGGGAAAAAGTGGGAACCGCCATCGGCAAACACCCTGTTGCTTCGTCGCGCAAAAGGGACCAGAGGGCGCACGAAAGCACTGATGGTCCATGGCGATTTGCGCGGAAGTATCAAGGCAAAACGCGCCGGAAAAACAGAGTGGTTTGTTGGGGTGCACAGGTCGGCACGCGCAAGACGAACCGGAAAATCGCTAGCAAATATTGCGGCGATTCAAGAATTTGGCGCAGATAATTTTGACATTCCAGTAACCGAAAAGATGCGCCGATTTTTTTGGTATCTCCACAACAAAACGCGCGGCGCATGGCGGCCAGGTTCTCGCAGGCGTGCTCCTAAATTTATGATCATGCCGATCAGTAAACACAAGACTGTGATCACGTTACGCATACCAGCGCGCCCGTTTATCGGTCCTATATGGAAAGCGGAAAAGGAAGCTAGCGGTTATCGTATTGTCAATCAAACCATGGTTGAAATCGGCTGGCCAGGGTCGATCGGCGCGGCGACGGGTCTAGGTTTTATTCGTGGTATTACCGGATCGCGCATGCGATAAAGGCTCGCATTCTGTGCGCGCGTCGTGCTAGTCTTCGCACGTGGCAACGCCAACGTTTACAGATATAACGCCAGCGGTTGGGCATCCGGGCGGGAAATATTTAGTGCGGATCACTGGCGCAAATTTCAAAGAGCATCCCGTTGCACCCGCGACCGGGTACGTTGGCGGCGAGCTAGCGCGCAACATGGAAGTTGAGATCGATGGGCGTTTGGCAAGTGACGTGCGCGTGTATTCAACGGGAGTTTTGACTTGCAACGTGCCCGCGTTTCGTCGTGACCCTGCGTTGCTTGACACTGGGCTTGATGTTGATGTTGTGCTGCGAAATCTCGATCCCGTCGAAGAGCTGACGGTGCCCAGTGCTTTTCGTTACGCACGCACAAACCTCGCAAGAGGGCGCGGGGTTCTAACGCATGTTGTCGCAACATTGATTGATGAAATCAGGCGACAGGTGATCAACAACGTGGCGATCACAACTGATGTTGATTACGACGCAGAGAGCGGCGATCTGCTTTCCAGGATCGAGCTTGCGTCACTTCCTGGCATCGCAATGTTCGGCCCAAGCATCACAAACAATGCGCTTCGTCGCGAGCAGAAAAAGACAGTGCGGCGAGACATACCAAGCTTGACTTATGAAAAGTTCAAAGCGCCCGAAGTTGTTGATCTCGGGTTCAGTGCGGCGATCGTATCTGACAGTTACACAGAGTTTCTAAATTTGGTGCAAGAATTCATTTTGTTTTTCAGACGAACGCCAGAACTAGAGATCGACAAAGACGTTGACGATCCAAACGCAGGCACGGAATTGATCGATCTATTCTTGACGGGACCGCCTGACAGAAACTCGACCGCGAACATTGGAAACACGCACGCGGCGGGAGCATCATTTGAACTGCGCGGCGTGCCGCTTGACGAAGACGATCTCTTACGGCTTGAATACGGCAGGATTCTAGACGATCCTGCGGACGTTGAAATTTCAACCGAGCAAAAGGAATAACCGGCGATGCTATTTCTTGAGGGTAGAGTAAGACGCGCTCTTGTGTTTGAGTTGAAGCACGAAATCGTGTGCGCACAATCCGGGAAGTGCACGTGCAAAGACAAGGTTGTGCATGTGCTCGAATTGAACAAGCACACGGGCGACAAGCGCATGGTCGAAAAGAGCGTGAAAGTTCCGAAGACGATCACGGTGTTTTTCAAAAAGCGCTCGCGCATCGATGAGCCGGTCTTGTCTCTTCCCGCAGTGCAGAAAGCGATCAACGCTCGACCGCAACAAATAAGAGTCGTGCGGACATAAGGTAGAGGCAAGGCGAGAGACTAACCATCAAGGGAGGCGAGAGCTATGGCAAACGGCGCTTTGCTGTCGAGCAAGATCACAATCCAGGAAGAAGAGCCGAGAGTCCGCACACTGCCCACCGTTCAGACGGCGGTCATATTCGCGATCGGAGTAACCGAGAAAGGCCCGATCGGGGTCCCTACGCTTTGTCAGTCGTGGGAGGATTACCGGAAGACCTTTGGCGGTTTCGTCGCAACTTCCGAGCTTCCAATTTCGATCTACGGCATCTATCGCAACGATCCGAGCGCGTGGGTGTACGTCGTGCGAACGTGTCACTACACGATCAGCGGCGGCGGTTTGGTATGGACTGCTGATGCTGTGCAAGCCGAAGTTGATCTTGATGGCACGACGGCGACGGCAAGCGCTGGCGAAGTGACGGGCACGGTTCCCGGTCCTTGGAACCTGACGAGCGGTGACACGCTCGATATTCATTGCGACGAAGACGCGGGCGGACCGGATACGGCGACGTTTACCGGTACGCCTGCAACGGTGACGGGCGGCGCGGTTTCGTTGCCGTTGACGATCGCGGAAGGCTTCACGATCGTAACCGACACCGATCCCGACGATCAGGTCGTGGCATACACGGCGGCGCACGCAACGGTCGAAGCGGCGGCGGAAGATATCAACGCGCAGATCCAGGGAGCGAAAGCGGTCGTGATCGGCGCGGCAACGATCAACATCGTTTCGGATACCGAGGGCACTGACGCATCGATCCAGTTGAAAGACGAGGTCGGTGCGGGGCTTGCCGATATCGGGCACAGCACGGGCACAACGGCGGGCGGCGGGAACGTCGGAAACATTGACGCCGTGACGGCGGCGGAAGCAAAGACGATCATCGAAGCCGCTGTTGTCAATCCCGCAACGGGCGTAACCGTATCGGAAGAAGTGACGGGCGAGCTGACGATCACAAGCGATACGACGGGAACGTCAAGTTCTGTGATGATCGAAACAACGTCAAGCGCTGACGATGAATTTGGTTTCGACAACACGCTGCACTCGGGATCCGCCGAATCCGCTGGCGCTGTCGTGACGATCAAGGGCAAGTATCCCGGCACGTATGCGGAAGCGCTTTCGCCAGTTGTCGAAGATGCGAGCAACGGGGAGACCGACTATTTCAACTTCCTGACGAAAGACGCTGACGGTGTGACGCTCGAGATTTTCCCGAACGTGCAAAACAGCGACGACACCGCGGCGGATTTCATCGAGACCGTGTTGAATCACCCAACGCAGGGATCGCTATATTTCGAGGCAGAGGATCTCGGCACGACCAATCGTCCTGATAACGTTTCTTCAGCGACGTTGACGGGCGGCGACGACGGGCTGACCGGTTTGTCGGATGACGACTACCTTGGCGACGAAGCGGCACAGACGGGCATACATGCTTTTGATCCTGTCGAAGATGGTACGGTTCTGATCGTGCCAGGTCGCACGGGAGCGAATCTGCACACCGGTTTGATCGACTATTCAAACCTCTATCGAAACGGGTTGCTCTTCGTGATTCTCGATCCGCCAACGGGGTATACGGCGGCAGAGATGAAAACCTATATGTCAACGAGCGCGCTCAAGGGAATGTCCGAGGTCGGCGCGATTTACTGGCCAGAGTTGAAGGTTCTTAACCCGAGCACGGCGGTCTATGGGGCAGACAGTGAAGTCACGGTCGCGCCTAGCGGCTGGTGCGCTGGCGTTTATTCGCGGGTGGATAACTCGCGAGAGGGCGGCATTTACGATCCGCCCGCTGGCGTGCGCAAGTCTGCGCGTGTCGCACGCGGTCGCGTGATCGGTGCTGTGGGTTTCGCTGATGACAACGTGCTACGCGAAGAGATCCGCGATCTGATTTATCCCGAGCGCGTCAACCCGATCACAACGATGTCGGGATATCCGATCTTCCTTGATGGGCTTTACACCCTGCAAGGCGACGCGAATTTCCCGACGATCGCAGAGCGACGCGGCGCGATGCATATCGAGAGACAGGTCAAGAACGGGTTGCAATTCGCGCGGCACAGCAACAACGACGGCGACTTGAGAGCTGATGCTTTCCGCACGGTCTTCGCGTATCTCGTCAAACAAATGAAGCTTGGCGCGTTCAAGACCAAGAAACCGTCAACGGCTTTCTGGGTGGATTTCTCGGAAGCGCTCAACACGCCGTCCGTGATCGACGCGTTGAAGTTGGTCGGGCGCATCGGCATCGCGACGCAGAAACCAGCGGAGTTTATCACTCTGTTCTTCTCACAAGACACACGCGCACTCGAAGAAGAGCTAGCGCTTTCGTAGCAGGCGCGCACAGGGAGGTTTGAACAATGGGCGGATATGTTGGCGATGTACGGCGGTTTCATCATAAATATCGCTGGTACTTGCAAGCCAATGACTTCGAGCGCGCGGCGTTCATGGATTGCTCGGAGCTTGCGGCGGAAGTTGCGAAGATCGAGCACTGGGAGGGCGGCGGTCTCACGCCGTACCGCGAGCCCGGTCGCGTCACGTTTTCGGATCTTACTCTCACCCGCGGCGTCACTGACGATCGTGATTTGTACGATTGGTTTTTGCAGGTTGCCGATGCAACCGCAAACGCTGGCGTGGAGATCCCGAACTTCAAGAAAGACATCGACATCGTGCAACTCGATCGCGCTGGCAACGAGATTTATCGTTGGCAGATCATCGGCGCTTGGCCAACCAAGGTTTCAGTCGGTGAGTGGAACAACGACGAAGACGGCGTAACGATCGAGTCGATCACGTTGACGTATGATTATTTCCGTGGCGCTGACGACTAGGCCACTCCGGCGCGAGAAGCGCCGCACAACGCACGTCAGGTAGAGGCAAGACAGGGAGGCAGGAATGTCTGAACAATCGCACAGCGAGCGCGACAGCGCCGCGCAATCCAGCAACACACGAAAAGCGAGCGAGTCGATCGTTTGCCCTAGCGGTTTCGGCGGGGTGATTCGGCGACTCAAGATCAGAGAGCTTGACACGCTCTCGAGTAGAAAGGCAGTGCGGGCGGGAACGTCGCTTGATCAAGTCTTCGCGCAAACGTGGATCGAAACCAACGAGCTTGGTCCGTACAAACCGCCGTTCGTCGAGTTTCCCGTTGGAAGCAACGGACCATCGGTGGATTGGCGCAAGGTGTTTCTTGGTGATCGAACGCACTTGATGATCGAGCTTCGTCGCCTTGTGTTGAAGGATGAATTTTCGTTCGATGTCACGTGCGCTGCGCCGCTGTGCAAGCGACGCATTCCGTGGAGTGTCAACCTTTCAGAGCTTGATCGAAAAGACATGACCGACGAAGTGCGCGCGCATCTATTCGAGAGGGGCAACGAATTTGTGCGCACGCTTCCTTATTGCGGGCGAAAAGTTTCTTTCAAGTTGCTGACGGGAGCTGACGAAAAGAAGATCATCGAAGCAACGAAAAACGAACCTGATCGGTTGCTGTCTTCGACCATGTTGGTCCGATTGACAGGAATTGAGAAAGCGCGCACGCCGAGCGAGCGGCGTGATTTTGTCGAGGATATGGATCTCGAGGATGCGCAATACATACAGCGAGAATGGGAAGCTGTAGACTGCGGAGTTGATACCGATCTCACGATCGAGTGTCCGCACTGCGGGAAACTGCAACGGATCGAGCTTCCCTTTGACGCTGATTTTTTCTCCGAGAGATCCTGCCCGACGAAGAAGATCTAAGGGAGTTGATCTTTGCGTTGTGCTACTCGCAGCACGGCGGATCGGGTTTGGGTTTTTCTCTAAGCGAGGTCATGGAATTATCGCTTGACGAAGCGGGCTGGTATTATGATCGCTTGAAAGACGAGCGACAGAAAGAATCACGGGCGATCAAACGAGCGAATAGGATGCGATGATATGGCGGCGGCAGGCGGAATGAACACAACCATGGGACTCGGGATCGTAGTCAATGCCCGAGACATGGCCAGCGGTCCTATGCGCATGATGGGGCGCAACTTCAATTCGCTTGTGTCTGGCGTTGGGCGCGGCGCGGCGGTAATGACTGGCGCGTTTGGTTTGATAGCCGGTGGCGCGGCGGCTTTGACAGCCGGGCTCGAAACGTTGCGGGGGGCGTTTCGTCTTGCCGAAGTTGCGGGAGAATTCGAGCAAACGATGGTCAGCGTTGGCGCGATTTCTCGCGCCACTGCGGGAGAGCTAGAGCAACTTCAAGGCGCGGCAATACAAGCCGGTATCGCAACCCAGTTTTCACCACAACAAGCGGCAGAAGGATTGCAATCTCTTGCCGCGGCGGGACAGAACGCAAACAACGCGATCGCTACTCTAAACCCTGTGCTTGATCTCGCCGCTGGTTCGCTTGGTCAATTAGGCGTGGCGCAATCCGCGGAAGCTGTTGTCGGCACGTTGAACGCTTACGGGATGGAAGCGACGGAAGCCGCAAGCGTAACCGATCGACTACTGCGCACGACGCAGATGTCAAACTTTCAAGCGCGAGATTTTCAGGTCGGTCTGTCTCGCGCGGCGGCGGCTGGCGCGCAGTATGGAACAAGCCTAAACGACGTGCTTGTCACGCTTGGCTTGATGCGCAACGCCAACATCGAAGCAAGCGTTGCGTCAACCGCATTTCGCGAAGCGACGCGGCGTGTGATGTCGGATCAGCAATCAATGACCGAGCTTCGCAGGATTGGCGTTAGTGCATACGACGAAGAAACGGGAGCGGCGCGCAGTGCGCTTGACGTTATGGAAGATGTGGCGCGAGCGACTCGCGATATGACCGACGAAGACCGAGCTTCAATCAACACAAAAATATTTGGCGTGCGCGGTATTCTCGCGTTCAATTCCGTGGCGCAAGCGCAGACCGAGGTCATGCGCGACGGAGAGCGCGCGATCCTGCGCGGGAGCGAAGCGATAGATGTATTGCAGGGAAATCTCGAAAACGCCACGGGAACAGCCGAGAGTTTTCGCGAGCAAATCCTAAGCACGTTCTCGGGTCAAATGACGTTGTTGCAAGGTACGGTTGAGACGTTGCAGACAACGGTCGGGCTGACGTTCGCTAAGATATTCCGGCCGATGGTGCTTGTTGTCACGGAAGCGCTCAACCGTTTTATTCGCGTATGGATGGCGATACCAGAACAGGGTCGATTGATTCTTGGCGTGATCACGTTACTGGGCGGCGTGCTTTTGGTGTTCTCAGGATTGATCGGCGTTGTTGTTGGTAGCGTCGCTCTTCTGATCGTTGTGCTTGGCGAGATGTTGTTGATCGTTGCAGCGGTCACGGCTGGCATTGTTCTAATGATGCTTCCCGTGATTGCAGCGATGGGCGTGCTTGCTGGCATGGCGTTTCTAGTGCGCAAAGCGTGGGAAGAAAACCTCGGTGGTCTTCGCGACTGGACAGAATACTATACGAGCAGAATTTCTCTCGCGTGGCGGTCTCTCGTTGCGCTGTTTTCAGAGGGTCATTTATCAGGCGAACTGCAAGACGAATTCAATCGAGCAGAGAACGCGGGTATAAGGGATTTCGTCGGCACGCTTTACGATTTCGGGCATCGCGCGCAAGAATTTTTTAGCGGAGTTGCCGAAGCTTTTTCTGCGTCGTGGGATACAATGGGACCGTTGTGGGGGGAGTTTCGCACAGCGTTACAGCAACTCATTTACGAAGTAGGCTTGCTCTTCGGGCACGGTCCTGGCTCGGTTGTCGAGGGCGTGAACAGTCTTGATCCAAACAGCGTGAAAGGCATCGGTCAAAACTTTGGACGCGATCTTGCTGACGGCGTGCGCGTAGCTGTCGAGGTAATGACGAAGTTTGTTCAGGTGATGTCGTTGACTGCGCGAATTATTCGAACGGTAACGCCAGCGCTTAGCAGTATTGCAAACTACGCGATTCGAGTTGCGATGTATTTCAAGAGCTTGGTTGATGCCGTGATAAATTTTGGGCGTTCGATTTCTGCCGCATGGAATTCGATACCCGAACCAATCCGCGCAATGTTCAGCGGCATTGGATTGGCTAGCTATGTTTCGCGCCAATTGATGGGCGACACTGCGACGGAGCTTGAACGGGAGCGAAGCACGCACGCCGAAGTTGCAGAGAACGCAGCGACGCAAGCGCGCATTGCGCGGAAGCGCGAAGACAGAGAGCGCGCGGAAGCGGGCGCGGAGAGACCGGCGACAACGCAAGCGGAAGCGCAAAAGGCGGGGACCGCTGCGTTGATTCAAGCGCTGCGAGAACGCGAAGCAGGCGGCGGAAGATCGGCACGGCGAAAGGTTGCAGACATACAACAAGCGCTAAACATATCAGGCGAGAAAGTTGCGGAGATTTTGACAGCTCTCGAGGAGCGCGACGGAAACCTGACCGGTCACGTTGTGAGCGAGTCAGGCGGAAGCAAATGAGGTTGTGATCAATGGATATGCTAGCAGAAACACCACCGCGATGTTTCCTGATCAACCTCTCAAACAACGATCGCTGGGAAGCTCCATTCAATCCGACATCGCTTGAAGAGTCACTGCGCGTCAACTTCCGACGTATTCAAGTTCCTGGCTTGTCTCACGAGAGATTGCAGTTTCAAAACACGGGCAACAAGACGATCCCGCTTGAATTCTTTCTCTCGCAAATGGCGCAAGATGAAAAATTCGGGACGGAGCTTGACGGCATCTTATCAGACAAGGCGTGGTTAGAATCGCTATGCTATCCCGCGGCGGATCTCGATTTCGGTTATTCCGGTTCGCCTCGCGTGCTCTTTGTTTGGCCAAGTGTGATCCGACTCGTTGGCAGGATAATGTCTTTTGAAACGATGCACAGAACGTTTGCGGTTGGTTCAATGACCACGACGTTGCTCGTTGCTCGTCTTGATTTTGAAGAAGATCGGGATATGCGAATCTTGATGAACGAAGTTCGTGAGATCGGGGCAGAGCATTACCGCGAGCGCACGCCCGATGAATTCGACGAAGGGATCGAGTAATGCCGCCCCGTCTAAACTCCCGCTATATGTTTTCGATTGGCGACAGCGACGACGATGGCAACCTGTATCTGACGGAGCGCAAACCGTTTCGTTATGATCCGAAGTTGCCGGGCACAATCCCGCACGTGGTTGAAGTTGGCGACTCACTGCAAACGATCGCTTTCAAATATTGGATCTCGATGTCGCCAGACGATCTAGAAATAGTTTGGGGACCAGAGCATCTGTGGTGGGTCATAGCTGAGTTTCAACCGGTGCCGATCCTTGATCCCACGATCGATCTTGTACCAGGAACAACGATCCTGGTCCCGTCTTTGCGTGTTGTTCAAGAGAGAGTGTTAGGCGAGGGGGGATAGTGTGCCAGCGCTCGATACAGTCATTTCGATCCGCTACGAAGACGAAAGCGCGCCAGGCAACGACCAGGAGTTGCCGTCAACGTTGCGCGATCGTCTCATGGGTTTTTCATACACGGACAAGACGCGCGGTGCTGACGAGTGCAAGCTAACGTTTGACAACGGCGACCTTTCTCTCTTCGATGATCCGCGGTTGAAGATTGGCAACAAGCTACACCTTCAATGGGGGTATCCATGGAAGGTCGGACCCGTGCGCGAGATCACGATCGACGAGATCGAAGGGTTTCGCGAATTGCAGGTCAAAGCGGCTGGCTCAAGGATGCTTGCCGCGATTTCGTTGCAACGCACGCGGGTTTTTGAAGACACGACGGCGAGCGAGGTCGCAGAAACAATCGCGCGCGAAATGGGTTTTGTCAGCGACGACGCGCGCGAGATCGACGATCCTGAAATCGAAATCAGATACGAGTCTATTTCTCAAACCGCAGAAACAGATCTTGCGTTTCTTCAACGCTTGGCGGGGGACGAAGATTTTGTTTTTCGGATCTCGGGCAACGTCTTTCATTTTCACCCGCCGCGAGAGGGCGAAGAGCCATATATTACGCTGACGTATTTCGACGATCAAAGCGGGGTCTTTACTAGCGAGCCGAAGCTGAAACAGAAATCAACGGGCAGGAGCGGACGCACAACGCGGCGCGGGCGCAACCCGAGAGAGCGCGAGCAAGTTGAGGGACAGGAGTCAAACGCAACCGACACGACGCGCGACAATTTAGGCGAAACGCAGACGGTTCGCGATCCTGTTGCGGGAGAGTGGCGCACAGAAACGAGAGAGCGCGAGCCGAGCCCGAGAGCACAGGACGACAAGGGCGCAACGAGCGCAGAGTCAAACGAAGAAGCGCAGCGAAACGCGCGCGCGGCAAACCGACGAT